GGCTTGCGCCCCCCGTCTCTTTCGAGATCTAATTGTAACAATTGGATCGAAAGGAGGTAGAGTTGAATACTCATACAAACCGATCTCGATCGAGTGAATCCATCTCACGCTCACTTAGTACTCCCGTCCACTATGTGGAAGGCGGTACAAATGTGAGTTTTGATGTTGGACCTGTTAGGTCACCTTTGCTCTTTAAGAGCATTGATGATTTTCACGGGAAACTGCATAACGGAAGAGGGATTTTCCCTCCTTCGGACACAGTTCAACACTCGTTCGATTGCAATGCATTAAGGCCATTGCAACCATGGATCCAGAATGAGGGTGTCGGAAATGCGTCAGTGACGCCTCTCCGAGACTCTTATCCTCCGATCTATGATTCGGTAGTATTCAATTTTCCGATCGTCTCTGATGACTCTTGGTATGATTTCGGTGCGGATGCTTGTTTAAGCTTCGCAACCCAAATTCCAACCGAAGTTAGCTTAGCTAACTTTTCTTGGGAGCTTCGCGAGCTAGGGCAATTATTGCCTAAACTCGAGAACTCTATCCAGAGTACTATCAGCGGTGGATTTCTGAACTTTCAGTTTGGATGGAAACCATTCCTCTCTGATCTTCAGAAGCTTTCTGGTATTCTTTCCACAGTTCAAGGTAAGATTAACCATCTTAAACAAACCTATGGAAAGAAAACAAAACTTGGTATGTATCGAGGGGACGTCCTTAAACCGACGTTCTCCGACTATACATCCATAGTTACAGATGCACGCCTTAACAGCGTTTCCTACCGATGGCAGTTGGCCGAATATAGAGCTGATCTTAGAGCAGGTGGATATCTCTTCCACAAGCTCAAGGATCTCGACTCTTTATACGGCTACATCAGGGCACTCTTTGTGGCGTTGGGCCTAGACAATCCATTACGTGCGGTATGGCAAGCTTTACCATATTCGTTTGTCGTGGACTGGGTCTTCGGTCTTTCCCACCGACTTGGATCTTTGTCAATAAACCCTTTTAAGGGCGATTGGCAGGTATCCGACTTTTCTAGCTCCTGTTTTACAGTTGCTAAATGGAAGGTAATCCAAGTCATTGCTAACCCATATGTGGAAATTCCACTAGGGTCAGTAATCGCAAAGAGGTATGTTCGGATTTCTCAACTCCCGGTGCGTTCTACGTTTTTGACGTTGAACGTTCCGTCACCGCAGCAGCTGTTGCTGACAAACGCAATGCTAGCCCAGCATTAGCGTCTACTATACCACTAAATTGGTGGTAGGGCACTTACATAGGAGGTCCTCATGTCCATCACATCGCCAATTGTTGTTGACGACGCATCGGGTGATGATGTAACTTTTGCTCGCGTTGGTGGTGACACCAGCTCGAGCAGGTTCATCGATGTCGCTTCCTCGTTGGCTGAGCCTGGTCTTTTTGAGATCAAGCACAACCTTCAAGGTAGCGGCGCTGCCACGATTGACCGACATTTGGTTTCGCTTCGGCGAACAGTTGCCGCCAGTCCGGCCCCAGTTTCGTTGGTTGTGAATTTCACAATCGCTGTCCCTCGGAACGCTGTTGTAACTGCACAGATGGTGTACGATGCCATTGCTAATGTCATCGACTTCGTCTCTGCAGGCGGGCTTGCTACCCTCACTACGACTACCGTCGACTCACTGCTACGCAGCGAGACTTAGCTAGTCTCGGTTGGTGCCCTGGACGTGAGGCTACTTGGAGGACTACCTTATGAAGGCTGTCTCTAATAGCCAAGTCGAGTTTTATCTCGACCTGTGTTCGTCCTTAGTGCGATGCGATCCACTGTCACTCGAAAGTGATAAGAATCTCCGCCGTGACATCTCCACTATGGAGAATCGTACACGGACGGAAGGACTCTCGTTCCTGACGAAGACACTTCCCAAATTAGGGAAGGCGTTGGACCAGGGGCTTCTGAGTTCTCGTCTCTTGATCCCGAGAGAGTTTGGCAACTCTCATAAAGATCGTGGTATACCTGCATTCCTACAGGCGTACTTTAGACGGGTTTTTGATACTCAGGGTGTGCTTCTGGCGGAGCCTGACGCTTTTGCTGTAAAGCATCTGCGTCAAGTTCTCTTCTTTGCGTACAAGCTTGAACTCCCTTATTCGAGCGAACAGGAAGCGTCTGTTGTAGACGCGTTCGTGCAGACGGAAAAGGAGTTAGAGCTGGGTGCCGATCCATATTCTGCTGAATTGCAGAAGCTTATGGTTCGGGTCACACGGGACATCTTTGTAGACTTCGAACCGAAATCTATTGTCCCACGCCATGGTCCAGGAGCGGTGGCCACCGGTGAAAAGCTTGAAGAGAAATGGGTCTTCAAACGTCTCTATGATAGCATTCATCAGGTGTTCCCCTACTATGAATATTTCATAGTAGGTTCGGCCCGTGAACTGATCGACCGGCGGGATTGGTACAAGTCCTTGGAGCGCCTTGAAACGGGCGTTGCCAAGGTGGTACTTGTTCCAAAGGATTCTCGTGGTCCCCGTCTGATATCTTGTGAGCCATTGGAATTCCAATGGATTCAACAAGGTCTCGGCCGGAAGTTGATGGAGTTCTTCGAACATCATCCGATGACGAAGGGCCATATCAACTTTGCTAACCAACAGACCAATCGCATGCTTGCTCTTGAAAGTTCTACTTCTCAAGAGTGGGCTACCATTGATCTTAAGGAGGCTAGCGACCGGGTCTCGCTTGAGTTGGTGCGGAATGTCTTTCAAGATTGCCCAAACTTACTCAAGGCTTTGGAGGCCTCAAGAACGAGCGCTACACTCCTCCCAAATGGGGAGGTATTATCACTAAAGAAGTTCGCTCCTATGGGTTCAGCTTTATGCTTTCCCGTTGAAGCGTACTTGTTCTGGGTGATAATGGTAGCTGCGATGCAGCTCAAAACAAAACTGCCACTTAAGACAGTGAGAGAGAGGATCTTTGTCTATGGGGACGATTTGATCGTACCCACAGAGTGGGCTCCTCAATGCATGCGTGCCTTAGAACGGTTTGCCCTAAAGGTAAACCGTGATAAGTCATGCATCACAGGTTTCTTCCGTGAGAGTTGTGGCATGGACGCCTTTATGGGCGTAGATGTCACACCTACACGTTTAAAGAAACTGTGGTCCACTAGTCCAAACGACGGGATCGCCTTGGCCTCATACACCTCTGTTGCCAATCAAATGACAGCAAAAGGGTATAAGTACACAGCTTCGTTGTTATGGGAAAAGATTCAAGACATCTACGGGTTCATCCCCTATGGTGTTAAGAGTTCCTCCTTTCCATGCTATGAAGTGAACAGTCCGGATGAAGCAGAAGAATTAAATTTCCTCTGCGGCGTACGTACACGTTTCAGCGATCATTACCAGCGGTTCGAGTTTCGCGTCAAGCGAATTGTGTCTGGAAAACTGGACACTCTACTCGACGGATGGGCTCGTTTGCTTCGAGATGTAAATCTCGGTGCTGGCGATGAACCGGACGTGGTGGTTGTTCCCCGCTCCACCAAAATCAGAGCGGGATGGAGTCCAGTGTAGCGTTCGCGCTAACCCCTCGCAAGAGGTCACTGGGTTTGGGG